CCGTACTCAACAATTTTCTGTTGGTTCAAAAATTGTTCGTCTTCGTCGATCAGATCACCCGGCATTTTGGGAGGAGCAGTTGGCGAATACCAATCCCGCATAACCTTTTCATATGATGGTATGGACAAACCGTTAGACTTGACCATCGCCATCATCGCCCTTGAAGAAGTTATGGCATACACAATGCCATTGTACAAGTCCTCATGGTGTGCAGTGAGAGAGAGGTAGCTCATGAGCCTAACCACACGGTAAGACGGCTGGATGTTTTTGACCTTTGCGGTTAATTTGCCCAACAATTTTTCTTTGTTGTGCCAGACCAAAAACCTGACGTTTTTCAAACCCAAAGACTGTAACCAAGAAACTTCTGGCACTGTTGCTTTCCTGCCCTTTTTCGACAAAAACTCAACATCCTCAAGCTTCATGACTTCCAAGTTATTTGTGAGACCCCATTTCAACATTGTTTTGTAAATGTTGGTGGGTGTCCAAATTGCAGGTTTTGTTGCCAAAAAAGACAAAACATGGTCATCACCAAAGCAAGAGAGCTCATTAAAATGAACAAACTCTTTTGCGCTGAGGCCTGTTATGTCTTTCCATGCCATCAAATAAAGGATGACACAAGCAAGAGAATTGTCCATGCTAGTACTTGAGTGGCCAGTTGTAAGGCCAGTGCCTTTCCGATAAACATTTCCATTGGAAGTGGTATTCAATAACTGGTTCGAAACCTGAAAGTAATTGGCATCAATCAACTCAGCAATCCTCTCGCGGTCACGATGAAACTCAAACCCCTTCTTTCGCACAGCTTTAATCATGTCGATGACTTTCCCGGAAACGGTCGAGTCAAATTCAGAAAAATCACCTTGGACATGGACCTGACACCTTGCGTGCCTTGCCCAAACTGATGTCATCCAATACCCATTCAAAGGCATGCCAATTTTGATAGGAGTCGACTCCCATGCAAATCGATGGTTTGGGCCATAATTCCAAATGGTGGACAAGATGTACTGTGTCATGGGAGACCCGACAACTGTCCTGACCTTGTCTGCAAGCCATTTCTTTTCAGGCAATGCCTCACCCTTGATGGAAACAGCCGAAACTGGCAAGAACAGAGTGGAATAATAGAAAGTCGTGGCCCATAGCTTTTTAAAAGGCGCATAACCACCCAAATAAGAAATGAATTTCTTTCTGGAATATTTAGACCACGGCCTTGCAGGGTCGCGCATGAAAGCGCCCAGAGCGTACTTTTTCTCCCACTTGGA